TATGACTACCAGCCATCAACAATCCACTTTCACCTATCGGAATCAACGCAGTAATCGGTTCACCCGGAACGCCGTACTTCGTTGACAATGATCCTGCGACAGCGGTATTCGATGTCGCTCCGGGAAGCCAATTATTCGGATCGTTCAACTCACTCAAGAACCAGTTGTTCGATGACGATTCCAGTCCGCTCAATGCCAAGCGTCCACCGAATCGAACCAGCAGCCCAGCCCGTGCGCCTGATTCCGCACCAACCGAACCAACACTAATGGTAGATGGCTTGACGGTCATCTCTGGACCGCTGATAATGAAACTGACTCCAGTGGTACTTCCATTACCACTAGTCAGAGTCGTTGATATATGCGCTCCGGAAGCAGTATCCGGATCTCTTGTCAACACAAATTCGTATGGAGTCGTAGTGATTGCTTTGACGTAGAACATTTCCTGATTTACATATCCAGTGATATTTCCACCGCCAGCAGGAAATGCTCCAGTCACTGCAATGGCATCACCAACAGCCAAGTTGGTGGCAGTGCATCTGAAATGCCCGGTCGTGTTGTTGACAGTGACGTTCGATAGCGTTGTACCCCAGAATTCAACGGTGGGAGTCGCCAGCGTGATCTTCATCCGGCGATACTTTTCGCCATCAGCAAAGTACGCATATTCACCGACAACTGCTACGGACACGTTGCCAGTGGACTTCAACTTTGATGTCGATGCCGCATAGGAAGCCTTGTAAGGAGTCAAGGTTCCGGGGTCGATGATAAACACCTCGCCCCCGGCAACGACAATGCACCGCTGAAGCAGAACGCCACTGACATACGCATCAGCGCGAACGATTGTCTGGACTTTGCGAGTGATGACAGATGGGGTCGTATCGTTGAACTCAAACGCGCCGCACAATGCCCGCCGCTGACCAAGCCGCAACTTTCCCTTGTACGGGTCGAACGGCATGATGTTGATGCAGTCCGATGTGAAACCAGCAGGCAGCGAGGAATAACCGCTGTCGATGTTGATTCCGCCGTAAGGAAGAGCGACTGGAACGTAGGGCATCAGGAAGTCCTAATACAGATCATGCTCAACACGGTATTGGAACTTGCAGTCGAATTATTGGTTTGAATACAAGTCCATGTTCCTTGACTTGGCCGAACGTATCTCACTCCACTTCCCGGCTTTGACCACGTTGTAGTTCCACCAAAACTTACATACGTTGGCGCACTCGTATTGCTACCACCACTCGGCCCGGTTGTAGACGATGATGTAACTCCTGTATATACACCTGCATCGGTTCCAGATCCACTATCTAGGAAAGAGACAAACGCAATTTGGCCGACCTGATTCAATGCACATATGAAGTCAGTTCCATTTGTATATGCAGCACTTCCAAGTCCAAGCGCAGTTTTCGCGGTTCCACCAGATCCAGTTGTAAGTTCAGTAACTGCTCCAGCAGCGGTCGCGCCAAGAACTCCAGCAGCAGCCATGTTGCTGATCTTTGATGGAGCAAGCGTATTGGTGGTAATTGCTGCGCCAGTAATGCTTCCGGCTGGGACCGACACGGTTCCGGTCCCGGCAACCGTCAGAGCCTGACCAGTTGGGACAGTGAGTCCAGCACTGGCGGTAATCAACCCGCTCGACGTAGTGGTTCCCGTGATAGCAACACCAGTAGTGGTCGCCTGAAGCCTCGTAGTGTTATCGACAGACAGGGACACCGTAGACGCTGCCGCGCCCTGTGCAGTCGGGTCAGCAGCAATAATGATTGATCCGTCATCTCCGTTTGCGTCGATGAGGCAATGTGCCGTGTTGGCGTTGGTCGTGTCCTTGAGACGAATCGTAGGAGTGGCAGATTCGATGTTGAGCGTATTTGACGGGCTTGCGGTGACACCAATGCCAACGCCACCACTGGTCACGCGCAGCCAGTTTGTTCCACCTCCGATAGCACCAATGATCAATGGAGCGGCGGAAGTTCCGCTGGTGTTCTCTCCGCTTTGGATGTAATTCAGACCTCCAGTGGAAATCAGACCAAGTGTTCCACTCGTTCCAGTGCTGGCCTGATTGCCCACATAGACCTTGCCAACAACACCCAATGCTTCTGCTGGAGCAATAGTTCCAATGCCAACGCGGTTGTTGGACTGGTCTACCGAAAGCGTGGTAGTGGCGAGGCTGCTGTTTGTTCCGGTATAGAACGGAGCCTGATACTTGAGAAACTGCCACTGGGTCGTACCATCGCCAATCTTCATGTTGCGCGTATCGGTGACATATCCGATCTCGCCTTCAAGCAAGACAACGGTCTGGTTCGCGGTCCAGTTAGTCAACGTATCGCGACGAACCTGCAACTTGATAGCCATTACCGCTGCTCCTCTACGAACGAAGGTGGTACGCAGTACCAACCTTCGGGAATCCGAACCTCGTTGTCACCCAGTTTCCACCCATCGTCCTGTTTCACATACACCTTCCCATGCACATCAGGTCCGGTCCTGATCGGGCTGGACTCGCTTACCAGCACCGTCCTTGTGCAGCCAGTCGTGAATGCGAGAGCCAGCACGGCCAAGAAGACCGCGATCAGCAGGAGCATCTGTACCTTGACCTCGTCCCGTAGCGACCCCTTGCAGCCACTGCAACAGGGACATGATGACTGCTCTGACAAGGTCATACATCACTCCGCCTTCTTGTTGTCCTTGGCAAAGATCAGGCCCACGCCAGCCAGCACGGCGGCAGCAAGCGAACCCCAGTCAGGGACGGTCACAGGGTTGTTGTCAGTCAGGGCGGTCAGGCATGCGCCAACGGCCACGAGAATGGCAGCAATGCCAGCACCAGTGGTCTTCCAAGACGAATTCTTCAGCAGATCGCTCATCGTTCTTTCCTTTCAAGTTGCGCCTCAATCTTGTCGAGACGCTTGCTGATGCTGTCCTGATTGGTCACGACCTGCATCAGCAGGCGGTCGTGGTTGATGTACGCAGGGATCAACATCCCAAGCAAGGTCAGCGCAATCGCCACGATGGCGATCCAGTTGGCAGTGGACAGGCTGACCTTGATATTCGTGTTTTCAATTGTCATCGGATCACTCACAGTTCAGACAGAATGGACGTAAGAAGCACATGGCTGACAGCCGTGTAGCCATCCGATGGACATCTCTTCGTCAGCGTGTAGGTGACGTTTGAACCAGTGGCTGGCTGATTTCCGGGCCACTGTGCGACAGTTGCGATCTTTGTACCACCTGCATAAGCAGTGATCCAAGTGTCCTGATATGCAGATGGACCAGTGTATGCAAACGTCAATCCTGCGCCAGTTCCAGCAGTAGTTGTAATCGCGCTGCCATTGAATGTTGCAGACAACTGGAACGTGGTCGTTCCGTTGGTCGCCCTGATGTAATAGGTGGTCGGGCCGGGAGCGGTGTACCCAGTGATTCCCCCAGAACTGGCAGTTCCACTGATCACAATTGCCTGACCAACAACAAGATTTCCAGCCTGCGTAGTGCAAGTGAAATTGCCGCTCGTATCTGCTATGGCGGTCACTGCAATGCCAACTGTACTAATAGCAATTCGGCTTCCCGTCCAATATCCATCTGCTGTAACTGCGGTTGTTCCAGTCAGCGTGATACCAGTGGACGAAGTCACGGTAGCCACCTGCGCAGATGGCTGATTTGCGTATCCGCCAGACAGGTGAACCGTGATATCGGATGCGACATTAGGGTTATTGAGGTAATTCTGATAGTAAGAAGCCGCTCCAGTTCCGTACAACATCGCGGCAAAGGGAATCGCCTTCTTGATGTCAACTACGCACATATCAGGATTGGAAACAACCATCTGGTTGGCTGCTGCACGGACAGCCACCAGATCAGCACCATTTCCGCTCGTGTCTGCGCTGTTTCGCTGTACACCAACCATCGACACAATCGCCAAATCATTCAGGCTGTAACCGAGTTCTTGCCAGACAGCCTTGTACTTTGACCATGTCGAAGTATGAGCGGCAGTCCACGTTGACGTAGTGTCTGCGCCGTTGATTCCCGAATGCATGAACAGCATGACCCTGCCAGTTCCACCAGCAGCGATCTGACGCTCACGAATTTCTTGCAGCCAAACACGCAACGAAGAGTTCGGTGCTTGGGTAAGCACGTTAGAAATGTCAGTGCTGGTTTCACCAGACTGATAGGCATGAGTGTGAACTGCAAATCCCTTTTGCACTCGATACAGCGACTGGCATAGCAGCACACCCGGTCCTTGAGAAAATTCAGTACCATTGGTGTTATATCCAATTGCCGATGCACTATGCCCCTTGCCGTTTGCGGTGAATGTAGTTTCACTCACAAACGAGGTAGGAGCAGTTTCTCCCGCTCCAAGTTGCATTGATACAGCATTGGTCGTTCCTGTGCCGCCATTCACCAATCTCGTAAGTGAATTTACTGAACCAGCGGAATTGACATTAGGGATGAAGCGGCCATTGGCTGCATTGACCTTTCCATACCTCACTCGCAGTTTCTGTTCCACTCCATTTGCAGCCAGAGGATGGTTCATATCAACTGAAATTCCATTGTTCTGATACAAGGAAGTTGCGGAAGCAGGAATGAACAGCCAATCGTCATAATCCGCTCCCGTCTTCAAAGTCAGGCCGCTCGTCGTTCCAGCAGTAGTTACGACTGGAACTCCACCACGAGTGTTAGACAACTGGAACGTGGTCGTTCCGTTAGTCGCAATGACGTAATAGAATTGCGGAGTTCCAGCACCGGGATTCGTGTATCCAGTGATGGTGGCTCCACTCAAGGTTCCGGAAATAGTAACTACCTGACCAACCTGAAATTGAGCAGCCACTGTAGTGCTGAATTCACCAGCAGTACCAGTAATGGAAATGGTTCCACTGACAGTTTGATAATCGGTGCTAGAACCGTAACTGACCTTCGGAGTGTTGAAATTCCAGACGCTATATGGCGTTGCAAGTGCATCTGGAGTAAACACCGAAGCAGTCAGGCCAGACACATAGTTGGAACTCTTGGCAATCGTCGTTGACGTTGAATTCCATGTCCCATAGAAACGAGCCTGACCAGTTCGACTGCGATCAACAAATGGAGCCAGATTCGTTCCATAGCAGGGAATTCCAAGCGTAGACAAACCTTGAGAAATTCCAGCGTAGTATCCCCAAGCACCGAGCAAAGCAGATCCGCTGTTGCTGTCTCCAATCACAATCACATCGATTGAATCAGTTCCGGCCTGCGCATCGCGAAGGAACGATGCAGCCTTCGTCGATCCATAGACGAGCGGACCATTTCCGGACACACCACTCTTGGTGAGCATTCCGAACGAACCATCGAAGATCACTTCGACGCTAGTAAGATTGGATCCGGAAGTCAACACGGTTCCAAGACCAATCTGTACGCCGGAATTCGCTACCGTTGCCGCAATCGGAACTGCGGGGATGCCAACTGTTTCTCCGGCGGTGTAGGTGGATTGCGCACACTTGACGGTGGCAATGCCAACCACACGAACCTTTCCAATCTTGCCAACACTGATGCGATCAAGGGCGACCCCGTAGATGCCGAATGCAGTGGCAATAGATGCCGCTGCCTCACGCACGACATTGGCGAACTTGGAATTCGACGCGGATCCATTTGCTGCCGACCCCTGTCCGGGAATCGACGATGCCTGCGTCATATCAAAGCGGACGAGATCACCAATTTCGATGGCATCGACGGCTCCGGCATTTCGCACGGGGACATCAACGGTTGCTGGCTGGACTCCGAGAGTTCCCTGATTAGATGCAGAAACGATGTATGACATTCTGGTTCTTTCGTTTGATTGGTTCAGGCAAGCGTCAAACTGCCGTCAAGCATGATTTGGATGGATGTGACCGCGCTACCGCTGCTGGACAACACCGTTCCAACCTTGGCAACCGGATTTGAATTTGTAACCGTTGCTGCATTGGAACTCGTTCCGACAATTTCCCCAGCAACATAGGTCAGCGAAGAGCATTTGACGTTGGTAACTCCAACGACCATGATGTACCCAGTTCGGCCAGCGCGGATGTCTTCTTGGGCAACACCGTAAATTCCGCCAGCATCCGTTCCAGTAAACGGACCAACCTTGACGTTTGCGAATTTGGAATTTGACGCAGCGGTCGGAAGCGCACTTCCATTGCCCGGAGAACTGGATGGCTGCGTCAGGTCGAATCGAACCAGATCGCCAGTGGCAATCGTCGTGGACATTTCGGCGTTTTGCGCCTTTACAATCACAGAGCGCGGCTGAAGACCAAGCGTTCCCTGCGAGAATGTTGAAACAATCATAGACATGATCGTGTGGTCCTAGAATCAGTTATTACGGGGCAGTCCATTCGTATGGGATCGTACTGATAATGTTTCCATCCGCATAGACAACGATGGATCCAAGACCATTACCGAGTTGATCTGGTGGCGTGAATCCAATGGAAAGCGAATCAGTCTTTGCCACACTAAACGGAGCGGTATAAGTCGTTGTTACACCAAGATTCTTGGCGTATGAAAGTACAGGTTCGTCGTAGTCACCGTCGAAACTGGAGACAATCAGCAACGAAATAGTTGCCGAATATGGCAACACATTCATCGAAACTTGTGCTGCCTCACTTTTGACATCAGAACCACCCGTGAGATTTGCCCACCACGGTCCAACATATTCGTTCACCCATGCCGTGTATCCGAAATTGACAACCGTCCCATCAATTGGATTTCCCGACACTTCCAATACCCGTTGCCTGCAACGGTCATTCGGACTGTTGTCGAGCGGCCATGTTCGGTTCCGACGATGCATCAGATGAACCCGATGAGGACATTGGCGGTCGGAGTGCTGGAGGCAGACATGGCGATTTCAAGAAGTTCGGCACCGCAGAGGTCAACCAAGATGAAACCTCCGTACGCGGCGGCAGCATTCCCGCTGTAAATCTTGCAGTCACCATGCGTCTTGCTGTAGGTCAGTCCGGCGTACAGGTTTGATCCATTGATCACCGTGGTCGTAGTCCCAGCGGTCACAGTGCAAGTGTTGAACAGTTGCGGCCTCCAGTAACCATCCTGACCCCTGTTCCATCCAATGACATGCATGGTCAGGCTTCCGCCGCTTGCGCTGGTGAAAGGCTGAATCTTGGCATAGTTCATCGACGTACCAACGACGATTCTGCTGCCCGCATAACTATTTCCAACCACATCAGCAAGGGGAGTCGGAGTAGTAGTCGTTGCGTTCTTGACCGTCAGCGTCGAGGGAAGCGTGATGTTCGTCTGAAATCCGACTTCCAACGCAGCAGGAAGCGTCCGGGTAGCAGTCAGGGTGGGCGAAAGTCCAAGCAGGCTCATGGTGAATTCCTCAAGTCGGGCTTTGTACGGGGTTTAGAATGACGAATCCCGGTCCCCAGTTGGACGGGCTACGCCAGCGATTTGGCTGCAACTGGCCGAAATGGCTCTGGACCATTCCGTCCTTCTGCTTGGCTGCTCCGAAGATCGGGCCAGCCTCGATTTCTGCGAGACGCTGCGGAAGACCATCGTCCTCGTACGCCTCCGCGACCGCCCGCGTGTAGGCGATCATGGTCGATTCCACATGCTTCGGGACCGGGATGATCGTCGTAACCGTGGTGTTGCTCGTAACCGATGACCATCCCGTTCGATACAGGATCTTCAGCGTATCAACGCCAGTCGGCGTGGGGTAAATCTGGAGTTGATAGGACTGCGCAACAGAACTCCCAGCCGTGTCACCACTGGGAACCACCGTCTTGACGTACACGCGGTAGGTCAGATCGGGAAACGAGGTGATGCGGGCAGTCTCCACCTCGTCCGGAGTGCTGATCCAGATCGGCTGGTTGGACTTCCAGACAGAGGTCAGTTCCGCGAAGTCAGCAGGAAGGGCCAGATACTGCTGCGCTGCAACCGTGCTGATGTTAGCGGTCGCCTCCCGAAACTTCCACGGGTGGGTGAACAGGTGTTCGCCAGCAATGTTCACGATCTCCGCCTGCCGTTCAGCGACAGTCTGCCCGGAAGCCGTCGAGGGACGGCCACCGAGAGCAAGGAGAATGTGGTTCTTGAGATCGCCGTAGGTAAGCATTGAAATCCACTGGGCGGGTTTCCCCGCCCAGTGGTGAGTTAGTGAATCGGATCAGGTTCCGAAGGCAAGTGAGCCTTGCAGCAGAATGCGCGGAGCAGTAGTTGCTCCGGCAGTCCCAACGAAGATGCCAATCTTCGTGGTGACCGTTGCATTGCTGATGTTTCCGCCAGTAATCGCACTGCCAGTCAGACCAACTGCTTCACCAACCGCATAGGTGAGAGAGGCACTGGTGGCCTGCGTGATTCCGGCAAACATCACCTTTCCAACGCCACCAGCAGGAATCGCTTCCTGCGCGACCCCGTACAGACCTCCGCTAGAAGCGGCAGTCGTAGTGGGGGCGAGAGTGACGTTTGCCCACTTGGAGGTCGATGCCGCACCGAGTGCAGCATCGCCCGAACCGGGCTGTTCGCTCGTCTGTGCAAAGTCAAGACGAACGAGCGCCCACTGGGCAATAGCAGACGAATCCTTGTTACGGCACGACAGAATGAGAGGATTCGGCTGAATGCCGAGCGTTCCGTGATTAGATGCTTCAAGAAGAACTGACATGTTGTGTCCTTTTGTTGGTTGTTTGTATTAGGCAGTCGCAACCGGGGCCACAATGCCGTGACGCTGACGGCTGTTGCAGAACAGGTTCCACCAGCAATCCACGGGCTGAACCCAAGTGAACGGCTGATTCGGATGGCGCATGACATCATGCTTCTTCATGTAGCGGGTGCTATGGAAGATGGGCGTGAGGTACTGACCATTGACGAACCAGTAACGCGCACCCTTGTCGATGGTGCTGGTAGCGGTTTCGGTGTTCGTGAACGTGGAGGACAGAGTCGCACCATCGCGACCAGCCTTGTTCGGATTCACCGTACCACCAGAAGCAACAGACGGGAAGATGGCAGCGTCATCAAGGTTGGCGCAGTATTCCAGCGGAATACCGCTGAAGGTCGGAGTCATATAGGCCGAATCTTCAGCACTCACGAGCAACTGGTTGGAGTCGCGAAGAGCCCGCTTGTAGTTGTTGATACCAAGACGGCTGCACAGGATCATCTGACGCTGGAAGTTAGTCTCATCGAAGTACTGCTTCTGCGTCAGCGGAGCCTTGAACTGCACCTTCAGGTACATGTCATCGAACGCCGGGAACAGACCACCAACTTGACGAGTGCCTGCATTGTGACCAGTGAACGCGTAAGACGTGGGAACGTCGTTGCGTCCACCGTTCGACGAATAGAACGAAACCTGATTCGACCAACGAGCATCAATCGTGGGATCAATGCCAAGGACGGTGGTGAAACCAATCGGCGCACCACCACGGTCACCAAAGGTCGTAACGGTGTTCAACTTCTCCGTGATGAACGCGGGAAGCGAGTACGGCTCCTTGCCGCCTGCGTTTTCCATGTTGCCGGAGTTGCCAGCAGAGGTAGCCCACAGGTCGTTTTCCATGCCGTTGAGCATGGAAGTCCACATGCGCATCTCCTTGATGCGCTTGAGACGCTTGTACATGACCTTGGCATCGCCCTCGTTGAGTTCGATTTCCTGATCGGTCCAAGTCATGTAGTCCATGCTGAAACGCCACGAGGCGGACAGCGTGTCGGTGACCTGCGGATTCGTCCAAGTGAAGGTGTCGTTCGGCTGATACTTCTGGTAGGTCGAGGCATCGTCGAACACGATGGTGTCCTTGATGCTGCTACCAGCCTGAATCAGCGTCTCGCTGGCCTTCTCCTTGAGGAGACGGGAAAGGACGTAGTTGTTCTTGACGGCTTCGTTGATGACTGCATCGGCGGACTTCAGGTATGCAGGACCAGTGGTCTGCATGAAGTCATTGAACTGGGTAATCGAAGGCATGATTGCCCTCCTTATCTACGGGTTGCTGGGCGCAGGCTGCTGCCTTTGCCCGAAAGGATCTGATCAAGGATCTCGTCATCCGAATCACGAGGCACGGGCTTCACCGGAGGAGTCGAACCCTTCGGGGGGGTCGGCTGGCTAGACCTGATGTTCGCGGGTGCGGATGGCTTCGATCCAACGAGTGCCTCGTAGGCAGCAGCGGCGAGTGCATCGACGCTTGCAAACCCACCCGGCATTGCAGAACCGAGTTCCGACATCTTCGCAAGGACCGTGTCGTAGGACGGCGACTTTGCGCCGTACTGGAAACGGAGTGCGACATCGGAAGCACGGGCCTGCGCAAGCAGCATTTGTTCCTGCATCTGCTGCTGCTGGGTCATAAAGGCTTGGCGCACGGGCGAGACAAGGTCTTCGCCGTACATCTGCGCCATCTGCGCGAACGGATCGTTCACCGCGACAGGTGCGGCAGGAGTGTTGTCCTGCGCTGCCACTGGTTCGGCTGGCTTCCCGCTTGCCAGTTTCGCCTCCATTTCCTTCATTCGACCGCCGTACGAGTCAACGTCCTTCTGTCGCTTCGCCGCAGACTCCGCCCACTTGGTGAGCGTTTCAGGGCTGGCCGAGGAAATGACTTCATCGGGTACGCCGTCCCTCTTCAGGATCTTGGCGACCGCTTCACGGTCAAAGGCGGTAGTCGGTGCTTCCGATGGCGTTGCGGGGGGAGACGAATCTTCCGGGGCAGGTTCATCGGTGGACTCCAACTCGTCGAGCAGCCTTGCCAGAACCTCGTCATCATCGTCAATCGGTTGGTCCTTGGTGGACTCGTTGACGGGCGCGGTGTCCTGCACAACCTGCTCCTCCGACCCGCTGGTCGGAGTGTCGGTCTGCTCGATGGGTTCAGCGTTGCTGTCCATGTCAGTCCTCTGCTCTGATGTAGCCGTGTTCGGACGCTACGTTGCGTTCGTGCCTACGGCTCATAATGATCGGTCTTCCCTTGCTGTCTGCTGGCACACCGGGCATATTGCGCGGAAGCGTCTGGCTGACATAGGGATAAGTACTGGTGGTGAAGTTCGGGCTGACCTGCGTACCACTAGGGACGCGGACTACATCACCGAACACCGGATGGTTGTAAGTCGTGCCAATCGCAGGGGCATCCTTCATCGCGAACGCGACTTCGATGATCTTCCCTGATTCAGTCTGAAACTCATACGCTGGCATTTACATTCTTCCTCGTGCAGCAGCAATCGCAGCCTGCGCTTCCGGCGGGACGGCAGGTGCTTCACCCGTAGGAGACGGTGCTGGGCCTCCAGACGGAACACCCCCCCCTTGCTGGGGAGCCGCCTGCGCCTGTCGCATCTGCTGCAAGGCAGACTCGTCGATGAAATCCTGCATCTGCGGGACGTTCTGGGCATCGCCAAGGAACCCAAGCAGGTCACGCCACTTGACCCACGGCATCGCGGGCATCGCCTGCGCGGCCTGCGTGACCACGGTAAACGTCTCGACAGCCCGCTTCTGGGCCATCAGTTCGCTCGTCCGCTCCATGCTGTAGGCATCGACATCGATTTCAAGGTCTTCCCACGAGCCAACCTTGATCCCACCCACGAACACCGGGTCAATCATGCCCATTGCCTGCGTGTCATCGCTGCCCACGGGGATGTTGATGCGGTTGTCGTGGAACATGTACCAGCCCACGTTCCGCAGCATGAGGTCCATCGAATCCTGAAACGCCCGCTTCAGGTGGGCAATACGCATGGTGCTAGCAGATTCAGCCACCGCAACTTCGGTAGCCGAAGCAGAACCTGCGACATTGCCGCGCATCGCGTCAGACATACCCAAAGCCCTGTCAAGACGCTCTTTAGCGACTTCCACGCTCTGGATGTGCTGGTTCGTCGAGCCACCAATCTCGACAGGCTGGAGGCTACGAGCGTCAAGTCCTGCTTCCGCAAAGACATAGAGGTCCGGAGCGTTGACCACATCCTGCAAGAACTTGGGGTTCTTGGCATCGCCAACCAGCATGCGCTTATACCGCTTCTGATTCTCCTGCTGGCTGGTCGCCATATCGTTGGCGTACTGGATCTGGTTGCGGCAGGCCACGATGGGCGACAGCGGATAGGGGTCGTTGGGGACGGTGAACGCCCCGAACATGGTGTACGGGCCAGTCGCAGGGCCGTAGTAGGGCAGCGGCTTGCGGATGAACTCGCACTGGCAGTTGTCGGAACTGCCCTGATACTTGGCAATCGTGTAGATCGTGCCGTTGTACAGGCTCTCGTCCGCCAGTTCATCGATCAGTTCCGCCGCCATCTCGTCCAGTTCCGGAACCCAAATCTCGTAGATCGCCATTTCAAACCGCTCTGGAATGTCGCGGTGGTCCCGGAGTTCGTCCACGCCGTTGTTGGTGGCAAGACCCTCGATCACCTCGCGGTTCCAAGTCTCGTCCTGTTCGGCACGGCGGAGCAGGTCTTCCT